CGTGGATAGCAGCACAGCTCAGAAAGTGTCCTGATTCACTGGATGCGAAATGAAGTAGTGAACACCGCCAGCCCTGCGGTGCTGCGAAATGGGCGATATATTCCCTGTGATAGTCTTCACAACGAGCCAGCGGGGGTACTCCTGTCGCCATGCGAACCCATCTCCCTCTGCTGGCTCCTTATATAAGGGAATTACATGGCGTTCTTTGAAGAAACACTCGCAACCGCCGTAGATAGCAGCGGGACCGGAACCGTCGGCATAAGAGTGAACGACCGAAACGGGAACATCACTCTCGAAATCCAGTCCACTCTCGCACGAGACTGGTACGTCGAAGTGACAACCGACTCAGGCGCCAACAAATCAGCAGTCATCACCCCGGGAACAGATATCTCACTCACCCGGGGATGGATCAAATCACGATTCCTGAACGACTCCTACGAGTTCGACTACGGCTCAATAAGATCCGTCTACCCCGCAGGTAACAGCAGAACAACGGAACTCTCCTGATGGCAGCAGCATTCGACCAACTGTTCACAGCAGCATCCACAGACGTAAACGCAACCGAGCTGGACTCGTCCAGCTTCGCAGTGTCATCAGGAACAACACTGCTGGCATCGCTCTTCACAAGAGCAGAACAGGCGAACGAAGTCACGTTCACCGGCGGCGGACTGACATGGACCAAAGTGCTCGAATCAATCTCGTCAGGGGCAAGTTTCGGCGGGCACATGCAGACCTACCGGGCTCACGCAAACGCAGCCTCAACCGTGACCGTAAACTCCAGCTTCGACGCAGGCGGATCAATGGCACTCGGTGTCATTACCTACACGGGCGGAGACTCGTCAACAGTAGTCGGAAATAGCTCAACAGCACGAAATACCGGCAACACGCAGAGCATTTCAGTACCAGCATCCACAGGAACCGACTCGTCCATCAGCGCTTCAATAATCGGAGCCGGTGACCCGTGGTCGTCCTCTAATACGCCAACAGGATTCACATTCAGGGGAAGCGTCGGATCAGGCGGGCAATCATCACGAAAAGCTGGATGGTCAGTAGCAGATCATGTCGTGACCACCGCAGCAAACGACTCCCACACATGGTCCTCTGACGGCACGTTCCGAGTTCCAACCAACGTCATCACAGTGGAAGTCCTCGAAGGCGGCGCAGCACCACCGGCTATCACCAAGATCGTTCGCAACCTGATGACGATGGGCGTAGGACGACTATCCCCATGACAACACAGGCTCCTGAACTAGAACTGGAACTGCCAGTCATCACGACCGAGGACATGTGGAAATCATGGGGGTACGAACCAACCCCGCCACAACGGGCAATCCTCGAAGATATCCAGAAGTTCCAACTGGTCGCAGGAGGATGGAGAGGCGGTAAATCTCAGACCGCTGCAGCAAAAGCAGCAACCGAAACCATCAAGTTCCTCGCACTCTACGGAGATCAAGCAGCAGGACAGGTCGCATGGCTCGTAGCAAAATCATACGAACTCACACGCGCCGAACACGGATACATCACAACACTCCTGCGAAAATGGTACGGATCAGCCGTCAAATCCTCGACGAAGATGGAACTCGGATGGATCCGAATACCCGTTGAAGGCGGACACTTCACCATCAAATGCAAGTCAGCAAGCGACCCGGAATCACTCGCTATGGAAGCACCGGTCTGGGTAGTGGTATGCGAAGCCGCACAGGTCTCAATCGACACCTACGAGAACCTCAGAGGACGCACAGTTGAAGCACGACAGCGATATCCCGAGTTCGGATGGCTCCACCTCGAAGGAACTTTTGAAGGATCGCTCGGCTGGTACGCATCGCTATGGAATAAGTGGCAGTCACCAGCAGTTCAAGCGCAATTAGACGCAAAATCCTACTCGCTACCAACGCACTCAAACACCAACCTCTTCCCCGGTGGCGAAAACGACCCGGCATTCCTCAAACTGAAGGAAGATACGCCCGAAAACCTCTTCTCTGAGAAGTACCTCGGCGTACCAGTGCCACCGTCAGGGCGAGTTCACGCCGCATTCGACCCTGCAGTCCACGTTCGCAACGTCAAATACGACCCGGATCTGCCCATTTACCTCGGTATCGACCCCGGATACTCAGGTCAGCCGTCCACATACGCCGTCGAGGTGTGCCAACTGGTGAATATCGGGGAAGATGGCTTTAAACAGTGGCAAATTATCGACGAAATAGCGATGAACAAGTTCGACCGAGCCAACTTCTCAGCAGAAGATATCTGCGATGAAGCACTCGGACGCCCGTGGTGGTCAAATCCACTCAAACATGGCGTGATCGACGTAGCCGGACTACAGCACAACGCAACCTCTCCGGACAATAACGCCGAAATCTGGCGCAAAAAGACCGGAATCGTACTCCACCACAAGCCACAGCAGATCAAGAACCAGATCGACCGCTACGACCTGTCCCTGAAACAGAACACGCTCACCGGAGAACCGGGACTACTCATCTCACCGAAGTGCCAACTGATAATCTCAGAACTAGGCGGTGCTCCGAACCCGCATGACGGACAGGTTCACGTGTATTCGTGGCACAAAAACCGCCAGGGCGAGGTCACCGGCAAGACGCCACTCGATGCATACTGCGACGGCATCAAGGCATTCACGTACCTCGCGCTCGATATACAGGGTCCGGTGTTCGGAAATGCAAATAGTGGTACGATAACCGTGAAATCAAGGCGCAAAAGCCGTCGCGCTAGCCGAATAAGACGGTAACCGGACTCAGGAAGCTAGATAGAAGTGTCGTTCGGATATGGCAGGACAGGCGGCCTGGTAGTCGCAAGCCCGGAAGCGCATAATGCAGCACGCTCCAGTGCAGACTTCCCTGTAAATAATGCCAATACCAATGGCGCTGACCGGATCCAGGCAGCAATTAACAAGCTGACCGCAGGGCGAACATGGGTCGAAACGGTCAACGTTATTGGGCCTGTCAATATTGAGTCCGTTGTCACCGTTCCTTCCTACACGCGCATAAACATGGAAGGGTCTGTCCTCACCCTCGCAGATGCAGTTAACGACAACATGTTCGAGAACTCTGATCGGACAAAAGCGTCTGGCGGGAATAAGGAAATCTACTTCACCGGCGGAGTCCTGAAAGGGAATAGGTCAGGGCAAACACCCGGCGCAACATCTCGTGGCATCTCGTTAATTCAGTGCGGTGAATGGGCTCTAGACAATATTACGGTCGAGGATTTTGAGGAAGATGGAGTACGGATCGCAGGGGTTGAATCAGGAGAAGGTGGACTCGGGCAGAACGCAATAAGATCATCAACCGGAACCCTGCGAAGCGTAATTGCAAAACGAAACGGCGGGAACGGAATCTACGTTCGGCGCGCCATGCGCAGGGTGGCTATTGATGGGTGCGAAGCATCATATAACGATGGAACCGGCATCCTGCTAGATGCCTCCGAAGTTCACGGCACGATCAATCACTGCTTCTCGAACCGGAAGTGGGGCATGAGCTTCACGAACGGGCACACAAACTCCCTCGGATCGTGGGTCTGCACTGCGAATGGATACGGGGGGCAGCATGTTTTTGGCCTCGTCAACTCGAACTTCTCGTTCATAGCGAAAAACAACTGGCAACAGGCATTCACTATTAACAGTCGCTATTCGTGGACTGCATCCTCTCACGGGACGAACGAGTTCTACATGAGTCCTGCCCCGCCAGAGCAGCCTTTTCACATCATGGATGACGACTCCGCTATGATTCCGAATGGCACTATCGGATCACTGCCTGCCGGCGTTTTTGCATGGGGGAACAACGACACAAACGCCCCTTCATCTACTGTATATGCAAGGCTCTCGGACTCTTCAGATCCAGATGCCTCAACCATGATTTTCAACGCAGGCGGCGAGGTCACATTCGACCACGTGGCAGGGACTCACGGCACAACAAACCGGGCTGTCGGCACTATAGTCACAGACTCCGAAGTGAACCTGAACGGGATATATCTGAACGAAGATCCTGTTGACCCGGTAGACCTGAATACAGGGGTGAAATGGACACTTTCATCCAATGGGACGAACGAATACTTTCTTGAGAAAAGTTCAGGCGGGAACCCTCGACTCTGGGCAACCGGACAGCCAGGCGATGTGAATGTTGCAGGCTCTTCACTCACCGCAGGGGGAACGCTTGGCGCGCTGTCGGCAGGTGAGTGGGGCTGGGGAGACAACGCAGGCAATACATTCCAGACGGTCTACACGAGACTCTCGGACTCCTCAGATCCCAATAAATCCGTGATGACTTCAGACGGAATTACATATCCGTTACAAGCGTCACATGCGATATGGTTCGGGGATTCTGGTGATGGAGATGCGTTCTTTGAGGGAGTCGCAACTACTGACACCAGCATAAAATCTGTCGTTGCTACAGCGCATGTAACAGCAGCCAAAGACGGAGTGATTAGACACCCGCCGAACAACCTGATGAGCGACCTCAACATCACGACTCTATTCGGGGCCAACCAAAACCAGCCGCTTCTGTGGGGCAAGGAAGATGTGATTGTTGGCGACTCATTTGCAGTTGGGCAAAATGGATCAAGCGGCCAGGTCACAGTGACATTTGCACATGGCCTGCTCACGACGCCATCGAGAGATGATCTTGAGTTCCACATCACTGACATCGGAAATGCTTTAGACTTCAGGTGGGACTCGCCAATTATAAATACTGCAAACTCATCAATCGTGGAAGTAAGATTCCATCTTGCAGTACGTGATGCAGGCGCCACAGAATTTGCACGACCTGTCCTTCGTATCCGGCCACAACTACCATCGCGAGTAACTTAATGGTCACCACCCAATTCGATCTGAACGGATCGTCACCGCGCGATGAGGAATTTGAGCAACAGCCACAGTTCCCCTCAGCCGCAGACGTAGAAGGTCGCATCTCACGGAAGTGGGAATCTCTCACGACCATCCACACTCGTATGGACGCTGACTTCGACCTGTACACACTCAAGGACTGGATGCCCGAGTTCGACGACCCAATCGGGTCAGAAGATATCTACACCACCAACGACCCACGGGTTCTTGCAGAGAAGATCATTGCGTTCATCACCGCCACAGAGCGGATCATCGTCGCCCGAAACGACGAAGCGCAAGATGAGCAAGAGCAGATCAACGACATGTCCGAGAACCTGGCAGTCGGAATGCTTGAGAACGCGGATCGCCACCTCGAACGACAGGGTGACCCGCGAGTTCAAGACCAACTGGCATTCTTCACAACTGTCAGAGGAAGATACGCCGCCGCGCGCGCGTTCCTTAGAAAGCGACCGAACGGCGACACCTACGAAGACATCCTCCCGCTAGACCCGCGCAATCTCGTTGTCCAGCAGGGCGACGGAGAGTTGAAGTGGGCAGCGTACCGGATGAGGTGGACAGCAGGCAGGGTGAAGGACGAGTTCCCCAACTTCGAGTTCTCAGAAAGCCTCGCATCAGACGAGACAACAACCGTCTGGGAGTATTTCTCGCGAGAGGCGAACCCTAACTTCAACGAACTCGTTCTCGATACGTCCATTCCGAGAGAGATGGTCGAGCAACTGACGGATCCGTTCGAGCGACACCCGTTCGTCTACATGTCCGGGATCATCATCGACTCCAAGTGGGCAAGAGAACCGCACGACCTGCACATGTTCTCGTTCCCGGTGGTCATCTCACCCGTTACAGCGCAGCCTGAACTCGCACCGGCAGACAGAACTAACACGCCTGATGTTAGCTTTGGTGAATCGGTGTTTGCAGAAAACAGGAAAGTATGGCAGGAAACCAGCCGAACCATCTCCCAGATCAACAACCTTGCGAACAAGGCGGTTGACCCGCGCACGAAGGTGTACTCACTGGACGGCACGAAGAATGTAGATGATGGAGCCGCTGACCCCGGCGCTACGATGAACCTGTCCACGGCCAACCAGGAAGAGGTCGAGAACTTCCAGGAAGCCGATATCTCCAACGCAGTGGTAGCCAAGCTGAACCAGCTTCAGAAGGAAGGCATCACTGGCGGACTCCCGCCCCAGTCGTTCGGAATCCTCGACAAGCCGCTCTCAGCAGTGGCGCTCAGGCAGTTGGGCAACAACCTCGAACATCGGGTGCTCCCCCGGATGAGGGCGGTCGCATCGTGCCTTGAAGGTTGTATCGAAAATATGGTGGCTCAGTTCGAGACCGGGGCGTACAACCCGATCACCGCTTCCGGCAGGAGGTACGACAGCCACAGGTTCTTCAACAGGGTCATCACTCCTGATGAGATCAAGAACCACGACCCGATTGAAGTCAGGATGGATCTCGCCCTGCCAGAAGACGAGGTTTCACGCTGGACTGTGGCTCAGATTGCCATGACCCCAACACCTTCTGGCGAACCGCTTGCAGACCTTGAGTACATCCGTGAGCGCATACTGAAGATTCAGTCTCACAACCGGATGAGCCGCAGGAACTTCGAGGCGTCAGCCAATGTTTCTGACCCGGTAGCGCAGGCACTGAACATGTTCGGTGCAGCAATGCGTGAGGGGAACCAGCCGCTCGCTGCAATCTGGTTTGATAAGTTACAGGTACTGCATCTGCAGACGCAGGTACAGGGCAAGGCTCTTGAACAGCAGTTGCTGATGGCGGCGCAAGGGCTCCCGATCAAGCCGCTTGACGAGTTGCTTGCAGGCAACCTTGACCTGAATACCGTGGCGAGAGACAACAACCAGTCTGCGAACCCGGCCAACGGCGCACCGGGCGTAGCAGAGCGGAGAGGCGCAGGGAATACGCCATCTCAGGATGCAGGATTTAACACGACAGCATCTCGGCAGAGCGGCCAGGACAGTGGACTCATAGACGTAAGTGGCAATCCGATCACGTTCGAGTAACAGGAAACAGATATGAGCGAATTTAGGTTCACGGTAAACGGGCACAGGATTTTTGTCACAGCGGCCTCAATTGAGGAAGCCAAGCGAAAAGTTTTGGACTTTTTCCCTGACATAACTCTGGCCGATATCGGAGAGGGGCCACTGCCAGACGGAGATACCCCCCCGGGCTCTCGCCCCGGCGATCTGATACTTGGCGCAGACTCCGGCGCAGAGCAACCTGCTGGTGGCGATGGCGGAGACGATCAGGGAGACTCAGGGATTCAGGAGCTTTTTGACAGCGGAGTTACGGATGCTTCCCCGGTAGGAGATATCCAACTGCCCGCAGACACCGGTGTAGGCGCAAATCCCCTGCTTGCACCATCGACACAGTTCAGGCAGTTCTTGCGCGGGCAGGGCGTAAACCCTGATTCCTTCGGCGGGCGGAGACTTGGCCGATTCCAGGATGACGCAAGAAGCGTGTTCGATATCGGTTCCGCAACAGGGCTTTTTGGAGCACCCGCGAACCCGGACATCAACAACCCGTTCCAGCAGCAACTCGGCACAGGGCTGCTCGGGAAGTTGCCATCAAACGCACTGACTGCATTCAGGCAGCTACTTAGCGGGGATACCCCTCAAAGCGAGCAGGTAGACCTGTTCAGGAACGCATCCCCTGGAGACATTGGTGCTGAAGAGTTGCGTGCGCTTGCACAGCAAGCACTGGGCGGAGTTACCAGCAAGGGGTTCTCGAACAGGTTTGGTGGGCAGATCGTTAATAACGCAGCGCGTAACTTTCAGGAGCAAGCAGACCTCAGCCCGAGCAATCCTGAACTGTTTTCACAGTTCCTGAACCGCAGGCTCAGACTTGGAGTGGGTTAAATGACAACCGGGCAGGGCAATCCGTTCTTCGATCTCGGTCTCTTTGAGGGAGATCCAATCGGAGATCGCCTGATCTTCAACTCGGCACAGCCAGAGAACTTGAGCCCGTTTCAAGCGAACAGTTTCCAGTCGCTCTTTGAGCCGACATTCAACTCGTTTCTTGGAGCACTGGGCTCGCAGATCAGGAGAGGTGACGCACCCACGCTGTCCTTTCAGAACTTCCTGCAGAACGACTTCAACCCGAACCGCGCGCTGCTCAGGCAGAACTCTGGTGGCAGCGGTTCTGGTGGCCCGACACTATTCAGATTCAATAGATGACCACTCAACGCGACGCACTCCAGCAGTTAGCAGACCGGTTAGTACCCGGTACGAAGGTGCGCGACCCGCAACTATTCGCTAATTTCTTGCGAACTCAGACTACGGAGTTCCAGCAGTTGCAAGCCGATGCCCAGCAAGGGAATCAATCTGGTGGCGCATCTCTTTTTGACCAGACACTTGGCAGGGCAATAGGTGCAGCAGGTCGCGGAGCACGCGGTGTAGGCAGGGCGATTGGCGAACAGGCGACTCAGGGCTTTAATGCTGCTGGATCTGAACTTGGGCTTCGCGCTGGACAGGCTAGCGGGGCTTTGGATCTTGAGGCACAAGAACTCAAGATACTTGAAGGGGTTTCTGAGGCCGGTGCTGCATTCGGAACGGAGAACCTTGTTGAACCTGCGGTTCGTCCTGTGCTTGGTCGGGACAACTCGTTTAGCAGATTCGTAGAGTCATCGAACCAGAACAGGCAAGGCCAGTCGGTTATTGACTCCATTCTTCAGACCGGCCAGCGAACCGCATTCAGGGAATCCGATCTCCCTACGGCGTACAAGATTGGCGCACAAGTTGCCTTCGACCCGCTGAATGCTGCTCCGGGTATCGGATTCACCAGCCTGCGTAATCTAGGTATTCGATCTGCTTCACTTGGCCGGAAAGCAGCACAAGAGGCTATTGAGCAGGCAGGAAGGGGAGCGTTTGACTCTGCTGTTCAGCGAGGGCTTTCACGGTCTGCTGCGATAGAAGCGCGTAATTCTGCTGAACGGGCTGTGCGTCAGGGCGTGGGCTCCGCTGATGGTATTGCGGCGCGTGAGGCTCAAGGCCTTTCGACGCAGATAGCACCGCGAACTGCGGAACAATCTGCCGCTGATCTCGCACAACGTGCTGCTGGAGAGAGGGCACTGAGACCTACGCTCAGAACTGCTGACGGCATAAGTCCATTTGGCACAGCGGATGCGCTTGATGAGGGCGTAGATGACCCTGTATTCCTTAGCTCTCTAAACTTAGGGCAGGGCAGGCTCACCCGCTCCGAGCGGATTAAAGCCTTAGCGCGTGGGGGAGATGAGTTCGACCGGAATTTCCCAGATGATGTCGAAATATTT